AGACGCAGCCACATGACACATAAACAAGGACTTACCTACACCTGTGCCTGCAAGTGCCACATTCAAAGTCTTAGGTGGCAGACCACCTTTTGTTATACGATTAAAATATTGTAAATCAAATTTAAGACGTTCTTCAACTCTATGATAGTAGTCGAATCTTTCGTCTGATTGCTCGACATAGTTATGACCAATATGCTGGTCAAAAGAAACAGCAAGAGCCTCGCTAAGGATGCTCGGAATCGCCTCTGGAGATAATTGTTTATCTTTACCATCTATAATTTTAATACCTTTCAGTACAGCATTATATACAGCACGGTCTTTACAAAACTTCTCAGTAGTATCTAATAACCATTGTTGATCTACATTAGACTCAGTTTGTAAACTATTCAATAATTGTTTTGATTGTTTAAATTCTTCCTCTGTAATATTCTTTAGATTTGATAACTCAATTGTCAGAGCTTCTCTTGTAGGAAGATTATTATATTTTGTTATGAAATTATTTATCTGTTGAAAGACAATTATTTCTGTTCTATCTCTAAAAAATTCTTCTTTTAGGAAAGGTACAGCTTTACGAGCAAATTCTTCGTTATATATGAGATTAGATAATATTGTTAATTCAAACTTCTCATTTAAAATTGATTGTGCCATTTTCTAATTGTTCCTCCATTACTTCTATTAATATATCGCCAATGTATTGTCTAAAACTTTCTTCTTCGGTATTAACATTATTAGGGTTCTTCTTAATATCATATGTAAATTTTAAAGGTAGTCTGCCATCAGCATTTGGTTCTGAAGCAAACTTAACATTTGTATATGCGAATATTATATCAGAATATGGCGCTTCTGTCAACTTGATACATGAATAATCATCTACATCACGTTGAGCGAAAACGTACTTTTTATTCTTCGCCATAGAGGAATTCTTTCTTGGCTGCCTCGTCAATTTTAGAGAGAACATCCTTAGTAAAGAATTTATCAGGCTCATTATTGATAGTCTTTGCATATTGTTTACTGCCATCAGGTAATTCTATTCTTGTTGAAACAGATTTAAATATACCATGTTTGATTGCCAAGTCTAGCAATCCATAGTGTCTTTCTAAACCATGTTTGTAAGTTAGTCTTACATCTATTTTAGCATTTTCTTTTGTTAATCTACTCTTATAATTTAAACAATGAATAACATTTCCGATAACATCTTTACCATCTTTTTCTTTTCTCTTAGATAGATAAACAATATTAGAGGCAGCGTATTTCAAGCCTGAACCGCCACCCATTTCTTTTTGTGGGAACATTGAACCAATCACATCATAGGTATGATTAGTCATAATCATAGGCACTTTTGCTTTGCCTAATTTAAGTGTTAAAACTCTAAACGCAGCTTTTACAATCTGCGACCTAGTCATATCTCTAGTTTCTTTACCTTCGGCTGTATCTGTCATCTCTTTTGTTGTAGATAACATACCTAAACTATCTAATACGAACATCATAGGTTTTCTTTTATCTTCTGGTTGTTCTAAATATTTGTCAATAACTTTTATAGATTGATGTCTAAACTCTTGTACGGTTGCAACGGGAACAACTACCATTCTTGTACTATCAACACCTCTATTCTCAACTAAATCTTTTGTCAAGGCACTTTCTGATTCAAAGTAAATCACACCTGCGTCTTTGTTCTTATCTAAAAATGCTTTTACGATACCTAATGCGAAGAAAGTTTTACCTGTCGCAGCTTCACCTGCGATAGCAGTAATCTTATTTGATGGCATACCACCATTGATAGAACCTGATAGTAAGGCGTTAAGTGTATAACTACCTGTATCTATGAAACTATCTACATCACCTGCTTCTACACCTTCACTTACAAGTGTAGCATATTCATTACCTGTTTCTTTAATAATGTCTTTCAAAAAATCCATATTATTCTCCTATTATTATGTACCATTTTATATTATTATTATAACAGAATTGTTTAACCTTGTCAAGCTCTTTTTTATCAAAGCTATATCTCTCATAGGGTTGCTGATTTCTGTATATTATTATTTGCATTTTCTAACTCACGCCAGTTTTTTCTCATAGTTATATAGACTTTATCTTTAGTGACTAAATCTCTATATCTTTTGAAGATTGACGCTGACTTTGCTTTTTCACTCGTTGCCCAATCTTTCTCTTGCGGTAGTATTTTACCATCTTTGTATTTCTTGCCATCTTTGTGATTCGCATATCTTCTTGCCCTCGTAAAACCCATCTCTAAAAATTTTCTACACATATCCATACCCACAAAGTCTTTCAATGCTCTAAATCCTCTATACATGTGATAGATTGTATTAGCACTTTTCTCTGCAATATCAGGTGTTTTAAATCGCCAGTTTCTACATATGATATTTGTATAAGGTCTTACAAGTAATACACCTTGTTCACCACGACCTATTCTGTATAGTCTTCTAGTGTCTGGTTCTCTAAAGTTTAGTTTTTTATAATCTAGTTTATAATTAAATTCAATCACCAAGTTCCCATTCAAATCTTAATTTTTTATCTTTAGGTATCCAACCTACTGGCGGCTTTTCTAAATCTGCTGTTTCTACATTACGCCATATATCATCAAACATATCTGTCGTAGGTAATGCACCGAATTGATTAAATACTCTACCTTCTACCTTCTTTAATCTTTTCTTTAATACTTCCCTATTATATTCTAAGAGTCTCTGGTAATCCCAATACTCTTTTAAATCTGTATATGATTGTTTACTAATCATTAATGCTTGACAGGACATTTTTTCACCTCTGCTTGATGTAGTTTATATCCCCCTCTAAACTTTGTTCTAACATGTAAATAAGCTTCATTTGACCACTTTCCGTTTTCATCTGTTGGTCCACTTATATCATGTGTATATTTATTTCTTTGATAAGGCACATACATCGCCAGGGGCGTACCTCTCTTTATTGTAAACTCGCCATATCTTTTTATAAGCATTTGTTGATTAATCTCATGGTGTATATCTGACCATATAATACCAGGTAAAGTTTCAAAGATAGGATTAAAATGATAGTACATAGGCAATTGCCATACTGACCAACCTGGTGGTGTCTTAATACGCCAAGGACACGAAGGTTTTAAAACCATACTTGTATTATCTCTAACATGTTGAGGCACATAATCTCTAAATTGAACATCAGCATGAGAAGAAAAGCTAAAGTATTTCTCTGGTGTACGCCATTCAAATTTGTCATTTTCTATTATTAAATGTAAATCACACCATAGTGGTACAACGAATCCTTGATTTATAAATTCTGGGAATGATGGACAATTCTTAACCGTACCTTTATCGTGCTCTGGTCTTTCTGTATTTGCAACCATTCTCTCTACTCTTTTCCACCAATCAGGTATATACTCTTTTGCTGGTACAATGGGTGTGACTTTTTCTACGCCATCAATAACAGACCACCAATGTATCTTAGGTTTCTCTTTTTTCTTCCAGAAAGTAAATAGTTTCTTTATCATACTTTTAAGTCCTCATAGTTATCTAATTTTATAACTTTTTTTAAATCATCCTGTTTTAATTTTTTAGGTGCGCCATGATATGCTTTATCATACACGTTAGCAGACACTACATATCTATAACCTTTATATATAACTTTTCTTACAGCGTGTTGTATATGTCCTGGAAACATAACAAGTAGACCTGGCTCTAATTTTCTCTCCCCACCTTGTTCACCCATTTGAGGAAAAAATAAACCTGGTGCGTCTTTAGGTGCATTTAAATAATAAGCAAATGACCATAATGCAGGCCAGTGATCATGTGTAAAGGTATAGTCATTTGATTTATATTTCATACCCCACATATCAGATATTTCAGGTTTTATTTTTCTATTATATTGTTGTAAAGAACATTCAATTGCCATTTTTTTTATAATATCTGCAAGTTTTTTAAAACCAGGTTCCTCTTGCATAACCCATTCTGTCATTTGTGCTTGAACATTACTTTTGTTATTTTGTCTATCACCTTGACCATCAATAAGTTTTTTAATTTGTCTATCCATTTTAGGGTCTTTCAACGTAGTTTCATAGGTTGTAATCCAACCTTTCAATGGCATATCTTTTCTTTGTATTTGCATTAAAATAATGTTGCCCTTCTACTATGTCTAAAGTAATCTAATTTTTCTTTTGAAAAACACCATACATTTTCGATATAAATTCTATTCATAAACTCTGCTTTTTCTTCTTCACTCTCAAACAATTTATCTGACTTAGGTCGTTGCATAATCCTCATGCCTATCTGACCTACAAAATTATCTTTTAGACTATCAACTAATTCATCGCTACTATAATATCTCTTACCTTTGATTGTAGGATCCATAATGTTTATAAACATATGCTTAGACCTCTCAAAACTTTTTTGAGATACAGGTAGATAGAAGTCATCACGCCATTTAGAATATTCATCAAACTTAAACCAAGATTGATTTTCTTCTTTCTCACCACCTTCATTATATCGTTCAGTAGAGAAGTATGGTGGACTTGTAAATGCACAATCTATATTATCTATTTCATTCCAAGGCATATCTTCAGCACCACAATTGTATATAGTCACCTTCTTAGGTTTTACAAGAAATGAATTATACGTTTCTATCTGTTTTAAATATTGTTTGTAAGTATTAGGATTAGGATCGCAACCTATATATTCTTCAGCGTCACTAGCAAAGAAACCTGCAAGTCTATCACCCCAGCCACAACTAGTATCTAACACTCTCTTTGCGTCTGTCATCTGATAGATTGCCTTTGCTACATTAGGTTTAAATTGTGTTGCAATATAAGTCTGTAATCTAAAAGCAGATACATAACTCTTATCATCTAATCTGCCACCTCTTAGTTCTTCATGGCCATCTACCATCACAGGTTTCATGCCATTGATACCACGCCACATAGGACCTAGACAACGCCATATATCTTTTGCCGTGCCATTGTACCATACATCTAATGGTGATTTAAAACTATAAGAAGAACAATTAAGTCTTAACTCTTGGTGAAAGTAATTAGAAACATCATTATATATTGATGGTGCGTCTATGATACCTAGACCATGGTCTTTAAAATTATATTTGTAATCATCATACTTTTCTTTTACATTCTTCTCTAATTGTTCAAGTGGTTTACAATATTCCCATACATCTTGTTTCTGTAAACTCTTAAATGCTTGTCGCATTATATCATAAGAAATCTCCTTTAGAGGAAATTTTGGCCTATTGTCTGCAATGTATTGTGCTAGTTCCTCTCTAAACTTTTCTTTACCTATTTCGTTTGTAATGGACTCAAATGTTTGTTGATCCATTATAGGTAATCCATCTGTGTTTGTATGGTCTTTTAAGTTTAAACCCATGCAGCCCCACCTTTACCTTTTAAAACGGTTCTAGCAGCAAATTGATCCGCAAAATTATAACTAACTGATACTCTTTCTACTTTTGATTTATAAGGATATACCATATGAGCTAATCTAGCAGGGAAAAAATATATGTCTTTTTCTTTTGGTATATTCAATGTGCCAGTCACAGTTAAACCTATAGCTTCCCCATAACTAAATTCTAATCTACCAGCAGATGGTGTATTACTACTACGAGATGTTTCACTTATCTTATTTTCTTTTTCTATCTCTGGTGGTACCTTTAAAAATATAACACATGATATGGTTCCTGTGTGGGTATGTACAGGATTCCATTCACCTGCTTTCATAAAATTAACCCAACCTGGTGTTAATATTTTCAAGGCTTCTCGTGGTATTTCAAAATTCTTTTTTGTTTGTTCTTTAACAATTTTAGTATAAACCTGTGCTAATTCTTCTAACTCATCATTAACAATCTTCTCTGCTTTTTCTGAAAACGCATTAGCGAAACTATACTCTTCGGTCAGATTGCCAGCAAGATTTTTTCTATAATCATTTTCTAATTTAAGTTTTGTATTTTTTCTTACTTTATTAGAAACATTTAAAAGTATTCTATGTACATTATCTGATACGGTCGTTTTTAGTATTACTGGACCTAATCTAAATGTTTCATATGGTCTGCCTAAATTTGTCATTACTTACCATCCACTACATAATTTATATAAGTCCTAAATACAGGACCTTTAGGTGCAACACCTCTATGGGATATATTTGATTTATATATTATTGCCCTATTTGATTTATATTCTATCTTCTCATCTCCCACTATCGTATGACCGCCCCAACTTTTCTTCCATGTTGGATTTAAATAATACAGAACCGTGTAAGAATTATCATCCATTCTATCTTTATGAAAGATGTCATCTTGCATGGCTGCTTTAGCACCAAGATGTATTCTTCTTACTTTCTCTGATAAGAAATCAACCTTCTCTTTTATAAACATATAAACAAAGATTGATAGTGCTTGAGCACCATTCTTCGTGTTTATATTTCTCTCATCATCAAATAATACCCTACCTAAAATCTCTGGACTTGTAGGGCCTGAGTTCACACTAATATTCCATATGGGTTCATCTATCATATACCCATATAAAAATTTATGCACCTCTACTGGCAATACATTATCTACTATTGTAACCTTACTCATTATTCCATTTCACTAATAACCAAACTATAAACATATATATCATTATAACATAAAATATTGATAGAGTCAATTCCATTTATTTACCTCATTTCCCCAACTATCCCAACCTTTTCTTTGTTGTCTAGCAAATAACTCAATGTATGGTCCTTCTAAAAGATTCTCTATGTGTGTGTACATAACATCTGGTTTTCTACTATGTTCTCTACGTTTATCTACAACTAATTGTGGTACAGACTTACTTAATCTTTTAGGTTTACCTTTTGTTGCAAGTAAACACATTTCAGGATTACCTCTAGTCCAATAACCTAGACCTGTAAAGAAACCTGGTTTAGTTTTATTTAGCTTTGCCCATGTAAAGGCAACGGTCTTGTAGGTGAAACCCCATGCCTTAATTACCTCAAACGCTTTATCTAACAATGGATCAATCGCCCACATCAACAATACAGAGTTATCTCTAGCAATATTACCAACTGGCATATTACATATATCTTTAAAACTCATAACACTATAATGCTTTTCAGGACTTCTATCTTTACCTTTACTAGAATACGTCTTAAACGTCCATGGTGGATCTGCATATATCACATTATATTTTAAATCAATATCCATAACTTAATACAAAGTACCTCATCATTAAACAGATTAATATAAATCTAGGTATAGACCAGTTCGTTCTCATAGCAAGTAAACTGCCTGTTGCAAAACCCCAATGTAGAGTAATCATCATAATTAAAAATCCATCTATCACCCGAAAAATGCCTCTAGTGTTGCCTCACGTTCTAACTTCCACCCTATCGAATCTAATATAAACTTTAGTGGATCTGTAAATGTTTTTTGAAACTGCAAATCATAATCAACGTATTTGTGTAAATCAAATTCATAAGGTATCCTAGATGAGAAAGATATAACGGTATCTTTTATATTGTTAGGTATCTTTAACATCAAAAATTTTATCTTATCACCATCTCTAATCACAGGATATTTCATCTCTAGTTTGTGTTTGTGTAGATGATAATTATATATTAGAGCGCCTTTGACATGTATCGGTGTGCCCTTCTTATAGATACTTGAGCTATCTGCAAACTTCATAAGATTATTACACGACCTAGGAAAGGCAACTTCTTCTGGCGATAATGTTTTAAATGTTTCTTTAAAATCTGCGACATATTTAATTAGGTCATCTTCGCTCTCATTCATAATAACTCTAATCGCTTCTTTAATTTTTGTTCTACATATCTCAGGTGTTGATGACTTGACAGCTTCTACACCCATAACTTTTAGTTTAGGATATTCATATCTGATACCTTCTTCATCAAATAGATTCAACATATATCTTTTTTTAGCAACCCATATGCCCTTGTTAGCAATCGCTTCTCGTTTCATAACCATCTTTTGTTGAAACGCATTTACATAATCAGCAAGGTTGTCGAAACTTTTATCTATAACTTTTTGTAGTTTCTGTTCAGAAACTTTATCTAAGAAATCTGAAATCTGTTGAGGTGTTTTATCTTTACATACCTTATCAACTAATTTACCCATAGAGATATAGATTGAATCTGTATCAGAGGCAACAACATAATTTTGATTATCTGTTTCTAATACCTTGTTCATAAATTTATTTACATCTCTCTCTACCCAACGAATGGATAACTGACCACCTAGTGTTATCGCCTCTGCCTGTTTTACATCAAAGTATCTAAAGTATTGATTGCCGATTGCACCATAAGCACTATTCAACGCAATCTTTTTTGCCATCTGTATATTATGGCAACGAGCAATCTCATTCTTGTAGATAGGATCTTTTGTCTTTTGAAATTCTTTCTTTGCTTCCATCATCTTCTTTTTATAGATGACACGATCACCATACATCTTCTCCATCAACTCTGGTAAGAAACCTTGTTTATCACGTCTGAACATTGCACCGTTAGGGGCGATTGTGATATTCTTATCTTTAGCAAATTTTAAATTGACTTGTTGTGATAACATATTATCAACATTGACACCGTTTGTCTTAACATCATAATAAGTTTCAGGACTAATATTGTATTGCATAATTAAATGAGGATACAAACTATTTAAATCGAAAGAAACAATCCACTTATGTAATCCTAAATCAGGATCTTTTACATATGCACCTTCGTATTGTGTAGCCTTCTCTTGGTCTTCTCTAGGTGGCACGACAATATGTTTCTTCTTTAGATGATTATAGATTAAAGTATCCCAACATCTTACTTGCGAATATACATCTGTATAATTAACTTTGTAATCATATGCCATAGTCAAGCATAACTCAATTAGTTTCATCTTGTCTTCAAGTCTATCAACTAATTCTACATCTTGGATATTGTATTCTACAAATCGTTGATAATCTTTTGTATAGAAATCTTTAAATGTTTCATAAGGGTTATCTAATTTCTGTTCGCCTAATTCTACCTTTGCGATATAGTTTAGTTTATAACTTTCTTGTCGGACATATGTAAATTTTTTATATAAATCAAAATAATCTAATACAGATATGCCTAACATATTCCAGTATTGTTGATTCTTTTGTCCTAATTGCACACGTTCAGCATTGACATAATTCCAAGGCGACATCTTATTGATTGTGTCATTGTCAAATATCATTCTCATTCTATTCATCAAATAAGGTATATCAAAAAACTTTACATTCCAACCTGTCACAATATCAGGATGATTCTTACACCAGAATTTTAGAAACTCTAATAGAAGATGTTTTTCATTTTGACATTTTACATATGTCACGTTTGCTTTCTTAGAAATAAAATCACCAGTACCCCAAGTTAATATCTGTTTATTACTATGGTTCTTCACCGTAATACAAATGATAGTTTCTTTAGGATTATCTATATCAGGAAAACCTTCATCACAGGTTGTTTCAATATCTAGCGTAAAGATTTTAATATAGTCTTTATTCCATCGTACTTCATCTTTATAATGACTTGCGATATATTGATATTGATAACGATTCATGCCATAGATTTTATACTCAGGTATGCTCTTATACTGATCTATAAAATGTTTTGCTTTTGATATACTTGCAAATCTTTTAGGTGCAACAAACTTGCCGTCTAGTGTCTGATGTTTTGTTTTTTCTTTTGTTGGTACGAATAGTGTCGGTTCAAAATTAATTCTACTTAGATATGATTGACCATTAGCGACACCTCTGATAAGAAGTTTGCCTTTGTATTCTAGGACATTTGTATAAAAGTCACTCGCCATATTCATATCATAAACCTCTCTAAATTATTTTCACTCTTATACTTATTAACATTATGTCTATTATACTCTATTGTCTTTGAAATGTCAAATGGTTTTTTTGTTGTCGTTTCATACTTATCCTTGCCTGGCAATAAGACTTTCCATATTAAGTCCTTATCTTTAGGATATTTCATAGACCATTCTACCGTGCTGTGTTTCAAAAACTTTCTATCCTTTTTAGTCATAGGTAAGATATATCTAAATTGTTTACCTTTGACCCTTGTAAATTTTAATTTCTTTCTAGTTTCAAAGTCAGGTCTACTACCTATTTTAAGACCTTCTTTTCTATGTGGCATATATTTCTGCATTGTCCTAGGGTGTATCTTCTCACCCTTATCACTAACGTAAGTATCTGTCATAATGTATCCACCATATAAGAAGTTAAATGCTTGATACACATATCCTGGTTTACCTACTATGCCATCTGCCCATGTAAATAGATATTTTAAATTAGGCTCTTTCTGTCTTAACCATGCAAACGCAAGTGATAACATTTGAGTTTCGCTGTTCTTACCCATACTATCATCCATACACATCTTACCTATCTCTAGGTAATCTTTTGCCTCTAAAGTAGGGAACAACTTCTTAATTGTATGTTGTGGTCTGACACCATAACCAAATGTTATGACACCTTGTAATTCATCATCTATAAAGTAACCACAATAATATCTAGTTAGGCTAGGCATTACTGGTGAATAATGTCTATCAACTATAAATTCAGCTGCTTTATTTTTGTGTAGTATTTTTATTTCACGCAACATAATATATTGGAGCGGATGGACGGTTACGCTCCGTCGTCTTATCGTTGGCAACGATACGTTCTACTATTGAACCACACCCGCTTATTCTTGTTTAGGTATATGGACTATAAGTCCATCGAGTTTTTTATCTAAAGTTATTTGACAACTCAACCTACTATTCTCCTTCATCAAAGGATCATAATCTAATAATTCTTGTTCGGCACTATCGCCTTTTGGTTTACCTACTTTGTCAACCCACTTTTCATCTACCCATACATGACAGGTTGCACATGAGCAAGCACCACCACAATCAGCGTCTATGTTATCAATATATCCTGATTTAGAATAATATTTTGAAGCCTCCATGAGGGTATTGTATTCAGGTACCTCAACGGTTTCTGTTTCACCATTTCTAGTTTTAAAATGTACCTTGATTTGTTTCATTACACTATAAGTTTTGTTTTAGGTTTTACTAAACTGCTTGTGTTCTTATCGTATGCGTCAATTAGGTTTTGATCTGGATTGGTTTCGCAAATTATATTTGCGTGTTTGATTTTTATAATCTCATCCTTTGTGTATGGTATGTAAGGATGAAAACCTATTGACATAGGTTGTCCTGGTTGACCTTGCATTGGTATTAATACAAATGCTTTCTTAATATATTCATACTCTATATGGTTGACAACCTCTTCACCTTCATTTAATGGATCACCTTCTTCGATTGGCGTACCAATCACGTCTTCTCCTGTTGAGAGCCTGTATAATCTAATCATAATATATCCTTTCAATTATTCAGATTTTGTTTCTTCGTTAACTACTTTCTTACCAATATTATATTTCGCTTGTAAATTCCATTCTTTCTTTTCTTTAAATGCAATGATTTTTATTTGTGATAGAGGCGCTTTATTTGTTGCCTCATCTGCTTTTACTATCGTTAATAAGTTCCAGTCTTGTAATAATATAGCGATTGTATTTCTTCTCTGTACATCATTTTCAATTAGAGTGGCTTTCTTGCCATCTAAAGCAAATAATTCTTTAAAATGTACTATGTAATATTTACCTTGTTTATGAAGTATGTGGCAACTTTGAAATAAAGTTTTATCTTTACGACTTGCAACACCTATTCGGGATAAGGTTTCCCTAATTTTTAAAAAGTCATCAGGTTGATTAAGAGTAACCTCTAACATCTGCTCTGGTGACCAATTGAAGCTTTCTTCACTCATCTTTTTCTCCCACCTTTATCAAGTTTGTCCTTGATAAGATTCAATTGTTTTTTATCTAGTATGTCAAGGGCTACTTTTGCTTTTGCATTACTATAACCATAATATTCTTTTACATACTCTAAATTTTTTGACTTAGCAGTAGTTGTCCATTTGCCACCAAATCTTTTTCTCTTACGAATACTATTTAGTAGAAAGTGAAACTGAAGACGCTTATTGAGGCCGTGACGAATATTCATCTCGTTTGCCATCATTATAGAGTCGACATGTTGAGATAAACAACGATTAATAATGTAAGGTGGGAACTTCTTTTCCCAAGTCAAGTCTGTACCATCAAGCAAATTAACTTTACTAAAGTTTATTGCATTTAGATAATCCGATAGTTTATATTCGATCATTTCTAGTGCTTCTCATGTTTTTTGTGACCTTTATGAGATCCCATGTAGTAATCTCCTGGTTCATAATCCCAGACTTTACCGTGATGTCCTCTAATGTCAGCCCAAAACATTCTGCATTTCACTATAAGTGTTCGCCAAAAAGTTCGTCTTGCCATATCTCCTCTACTTAAATTTACATTCTGCCATGATTTGTGTCAAACAGGCAACCATATTTATCTCGTGGTCTGCCACGAAGGCTGATTTATATTGGTAATCTGCAATAGTTAAGACAGCAGCAGGGACTGATTGAGGTTGTAAGTTCTTGTATAAGATGTCATAGATACCTGAGAATAGAGATGAAGGATCTTTGTCTAGGTTCTGAACAACCCATTTACGCATATCACTAAATCTTTTTTCTTTTAATAACTTGACTAGTTCTTTATTATTGATTTCTGATAGAGAAATTAATATACCACTATCTATCTTACCTCTTACAGAATATCTTTGTAGTTCGTTGATAGTTCTTCTAAAGTCTGGATAGTGTCTTTGTATTAGTTCAGCAAGTACCTTCTTATCAAATTCTATGTGTTCTTGTTTTAGAATATCTGATAATCTACCCATAAAAGCAGTAGCAGTTTTGATCTTTTGACCATTTGTAATTCTAAAATCAATGCAAGTACAACGACTATGTAAGGCAGGTATTATCTTATTCTTAAAATTACAAGTAAATATAAATCTACAATTCTTGTAAAATGTTTCGATAAAGTTTCTTAATGCAGGCTGAACAGAATCAGGATTCATATAATCAGCCTCGTCAATAATAACTACTTTGTGATTTGAATTGCCATCTAATGAAACACTAGACGCAAAGTTTTTGATTGTAGTCCTTAAAGTATCAATGTGTCTACCCTCATCTGAACCATTGATGATGATATAATCAACACCTAGTTCTTCACATAAGGCACGAGCAACCGTTGTTTTGCCCGTACCTGCTGTGCCAGAGAGGAGAAGATTAGGTAATTCTTTGCTATCTAAAAATTTTAGAAAGGTAGATTTTAAGTCTTCACTTAAAATACAATCTGATATTTTTTTAGGACGGTATTTTTCAACCCATAAAAAGTCTGACATTCAACACCTCTAAAATGTTGAATCAGCTTCTAATGCAATCCAATATTGCACAGGAACTTTTTTGTTTATGAAATGAGCAATCTTCGCCTTAGATAATGCAACATCATATTCGCCAGGAATAATCTTCATATTCTCTGCCTTGATGTAAGCAGTAAACTCAATATCAGTAGTACCAACTTCAATAGATGATACATTTGAATTACTATTTTTCTTATCTAATGCAACTAATTTAATCTTGCCATTCTCACCTTTAAATGCAATATCAGGTAGACTTAAATTTGTATATAGTTTTTTGACAGAATCATAGTCACTATTTTTTAAAGTAAATGTGACCGTCTTGTCAGGCATTTGTATTTCTTTAGTCGGAACAACTAAAGTAGATTTATCAGCAAAAGCATATCTTGCCGATAGAGAGGAACTCTCATCTTTGATTTGTAGATTAGCAGAACCGTTAAAATTTAATACAG